ACTCCACTAGATGTTGATGTTCTGCCTATAATAACTTCGCCAGAATTAAAGTTATCATTGGTAGAAACTTTCAAAGTTTCATCGGTTTCATTCCAATCAACTACTACACCAAAGGAACCATTTGAAGATACGGTTTCTCCTATATTAAAGATATTCTTTTCGAGAAGAACATTAAATATTGGAAATTGTTTTTGGGGAATAATTCTTCCAGATGAATTTACAATATCAAATGTTCCTGGTATTTCTCTATCGGAAAGAAAGTTTGAAATATTGTAAGAAACAGTAGCCCCAACACCTCCAATATTAGGGTCAGTATTTACTATAGTAAAAAGAGTATAGTTATAATTTGATGAATTATATCCTTTTGCTGTAGAACCAACGCCAACACTAGTATTCTCAATAAGAACCTTATCTCCAATATCAAATGGAAAATCAGCTGCATCACTAAAACTAGATCCTAAAGTAACAATAACATCTTTGGAAGAGGGAATAAATCTAATAGAACTAATACTAACTCCGTTAGTATTATTAATTGGAATGATATTTGGAGTTACATTGTTAATAGCCTTAGTATTCTTTAAAATAGTTACTGTCTTAGAATCCAAGTTATATCTAAGATCAACATCAGATACAACTTTATTTGTGAGTCCATCTAAAACAATAAGATCTGGTGCAATAGAATATCCTCTACCAACAGATGATATTCCGATAGATTTGAATGATGCTTGTGGAGTTACCTTCATAACATCAGGAAGTTTTGCGGTAGGTCTTACCGAATAATCATTAGAATATCCAAATCCAATATCATCAATAGTAGTTTTAATAACTTTTCCAATACTACTAGTAGATACTTCTAAAATTTCTCCAGAACCAAGTTTCGAAGATACATTTTCAATCTCTGGAATAGATCTTAAATTAAGACCGCCATAATTTGTAGAAATAGATTCAATTTCACCATATGCATTTGGGGAATTAGTTACATATGTTGTCGAAGAATTTATGGTATCATATGAAGACTTTTCGGGGGTATTTGAGAGTATGTAAGTGAAAGATGTTGAAGTAATTCCAGATATTGTATGAGTTCCGTTGTAAACACTCTGCACAACATTAACTGTGCTACCATCCACTACTTCATTATCTACTATAATTTCTTCCTTAACTGTTGGAATAATACTCAGATTTGTTGGAGTAAGTTTATAGTATAATTTTCTTGGCGTTGAATCATTTACTCTTAAAGCAACAGTAGCATTTGTATCAATACCAACTCTTCCAGTTCTTACAATTTCTACACGATTTGAGTCAGTAAATTCAAATGGGAAGTTAAAATTGGGATCAGTGTAAAAATCAAAATTAAACGCAGAATAAAGGATTCCACTGTTAGTAAATGAAAGTGTAGGACTTGATACGTCAAATAATAAAGTATTTTTGCTTGTTAAATTTATGGAGGGATTTACTGGTAAAATTGATCCATCTGATGCTGATGTTATGTTTATTTCATTTCTTTCTACTCTGGAGGAATAATAGTAACTATTTGAAAGTTTAATAGTATTTTCATCAACTACAATTACATAATAAATTTCTTCATTAGAAAGTCCACCAGATGGCGATGCTGAGGTATAGATTACCTTTTGACTTGTGTAAAGACCATGATTTGGTATCGTTATTGTATTTCTTGTAGGATCAACTGCAGAAGATAAGAAATCTAATTTATTGATAATTAATCTTCTATTATAATCATTATAAGAAACTGAAATTTGAGTAGAAATACCTGAAACAACATTTAATATAACAGAATTTCCTAATGCAAGTCCGTGAGTTGATGCAGTGGAAACGGTTACTTGATTCTTTGAAATATTACCAGTTAAAATGTTTTCATAATTTGTAGTAAAACTATGAATTTCTCCGCTACCAACACTAGTAAAATACAGAAGATCTGAATCCGTTGATATTCCTGCATAATAACCAGTTGTACCAAGTCCAACTCGATAGGAACTAATACCAATCAGATCAGAAGTCAATCTGGTCACATAAACAACAGAATTATCTAATAATTGATATGATGAAACACCATCAGTTGAGATTGATATTTGAGTTCCTCCATTTGAAGAGTAAATTAACTCATCTCCAGATATTAATTGATGATTTGGGAGATAAATCGATCTTGTTGGAATGGAAATCTGAGTAGCACCAACTCCAGGATTTGAGAATGTGAGTGTAGTTGCAACTCCAGGACCAGAAGTAGTTCCTATTCCCAAAGATTCTAATGGATTAAAGTAAAATTCGGTATTTAATTTGTAGTCATAGTTATTTTCAATATTCAAATCGATGAATAATTTTCTAGTAACCTCAGTAATTGCAATACCTACAGAATATGTACTAATTCCTGATATTTCTCCGATATTTCTAAGAACTCTTACTCTTGAGGACTCTGAATCTACATTTAATATCTTTACTCTTTCATCAAGAACTTGATAAATGTCATTTTCTTTTATAAAGATCTCTGAGAGATTTCCAATTACATTAAAGTAGGTTACTAAACCAGTATACTCAGTAGATCCAATTCCAGTGGATACAATTAAACTGTTTATACTATTTGAAATAGTATCTACCTGAGGGTTCTCAAAATCAGATGTAAAGGTTACAGTATCTCTATTATTAAAATAGTGAGGTATAGTTGAAAATGCAACATATCCATTTGATGATGGATAGAATTCTAAGTTTGTTAATTCTGAAGAAGCTACACTAACAGAACTTACTGTTTTTCCTTTAATGAGAGAGACACTAGATGCTGGTTTTTTGGATGAAAGATCTACCTCTTTAAAAATAATCTTATCGCCAACTTGATAATTGGTTCCTCCAGTCAGAATACCAACCGAACTTATAGTGCCACTTGATACCGACTTTACGCGAGATATTTGCTCCCTAACTTTATTTGGATCATATAAGAATCGATAACCACTATTAGAATTTGTAATATTATATGGTGTAGTGTTACGAATCCAATTAGTTTCGTTAATATTAATGTCTTCTTGATTAGAAGATTTTAAGAAATTGAATGTTTCTGGTTTTGATTTATATGTGTTTCCGATGAAGTATGGGAATACTGGTGATTTATAATTTCTAAAAACTCCTACCGAATCTACCTGGTTGGAACTAATAGTAGTAAAATATGCATAAACACCATTAGGATACTCCGGAGTTACGCAGAATCTTCCATTATTTTCATCTAGATCTCCATCACCAACAAATTCATAATCTTCAACGAAAAATCCAGCAGGATACAGTGTAGTGCTTGGTCTGTTTGTTTGAAGATTTAATCTATAACCGGATACCATCGATCTAACAGATCCACCAGTGATTGATGAATATCCATATGGACCATAAATTGGATTTCCATCATAAGCCCATCCAATAATAGGAGAGTGTGCGTTTGATGTTACTTCCTTACCATTAATGACTTGTAAATCTGGTTGATAAAAAATCTGACCGTTTCTATATCTTGTTCCAAGAACTGAAGACCTTAATTTTCTTGGAATAAAGATGGAAATACTGAAGACCGAACCCAGAGAAACTATCTCCCAATACACCATCATCATCAGTGATTTGATTTGTTTGTAAAAATCTTTCAAATAAGTTAACATTCCAAGATTTAATGGTACACTCAAATTTTGCCGATAACCCTGCAGCCGTTACTTCAATACTAGTATCAGAATCTAAATATCCAACACCACCAAAAACTATAGTTACTGATGTTATAGTTCCATTTGAAATTATTGGAGTTAATAATGCACCAGACCCACTTCCACTAACAGTTATATTTGGTGGCGAGTTATAATTTGTTCCAGGATTATTAACAATAACATTAACAATAGAACCATTATTAATTACAGGAGTTAGTTGAGCACCACTTCCATTTAAAAGTAAAAATTCAGGTTGTCTATTGTGATTTAAAATATCATCAGATCCAAAATTATTTCCGCCACTTTGAACATGGACAGAATCAATACTTCCTCTAAAAACTGGTTGAAGAGTTGCGTTAAAATCTTGGCCTGTTAAAGTCGAAACACCTATTACCCCAGATACAGTTACCGTTATAGATTCGTAATTAAAAATATGAATACCACTTCCAACACTTATAAGATCTACATAATTTTTGGTGATATAATTTAGGTCGATTGGTTGTGTTGTAGAGGTTCCAACCAAAGATAATTTAAAACTATCATCATCAATTTTAGTTACATAATATGTTGAAGTTGACGATAATCCTACTATAGGACTTTCTGTAAAATCATAAGTTAAAACTTCTCCGTTCTGATATCCATGGTTCTGGATATTAATAGTATTAGAAGCAGTATTAATTCCAGATACTGTAGAAGTTCTCTTTTTGTTTTCATAATTAGAACCTGGATTGATTACCGTAATCGATCCAATTTTTCTTTTCTTATTGGAAGATTTAAATCTTTGAATACCACTTCCATTATTTGCAAGAGAAACCGTATTTACTCCAAGAATGCTATCAGAGTACGTAGAGTGAAGTTTGATGCTGTTAGAGTCGATTACAGATACGAAGTACGACGAATTTGTAGATAGTCCAGCAACAACAGTTTGACCCTGAGGATCATATACAACCTGCTCATAATCTCTAAACTTATGATCTTCAATAAATGAGATTTCTCCTGTAGTTGCATTTATTGCACCAGAAGTTGGACTTGCGTTAAAGAATGCAAGATGATCAAAAGATACTAGATTAGCCTTTGCTTCTGCTAAAGAACCATTACCACCAGAGATTTTGATTCTTGGTTCTTCTAGGTAATCAAATCCACCATCTACAACGTCTATTCTTTCTAAACTTCCCTTTACATTACAGTAAGCAGTTGCACCAGAACCTACAGCATCTGAAACATGAAGGATAGGGGGGTTAATAATATCGTAACCAGAGCCAGTTGACGTTACTGAGATCTCATCAATTGGACCATAAAAGACGTTATTTGTAGATTTGTAATTTAGTACTTCGACACCATTTACAAGAACACCAATTGCTCCAGGCAAAGTTTGGAATTTATTTTCATCATCCACCGGATCAGATATTTTTCTGATTAGTTTCTGTGGTTCAAGTTGCTTTGTTTCTAATGAATCTGAAACGAAAAAAGAAAATTCTAACTTATTATTAGAGACAGTTCCTGATACAGATACAACTTTGTTTGTATAGAGATTTGCTCTACTTTTTGCTAACTGTATTGTTGAACTATCAACTTTTCTTACAAAATAAAATCCATCATCTATTCCAAGGTTGTTACCTATACCATTAGACCTATAATAAACACCGTCTCCCGTATAGAACGGATGATTTGTAATCGTCAAATTAGTTCCACTAAAACTTCCAGAAAAAGTTACTGACCTATCATTTACTGCTATCTTTTGATCGAGATAAGTTGGTAATGATGGAGATGCAACATATAAAGATCTCTCCTTATCTGAATAAACATTCTGTACATTTGTTGTGTGCTTATTAAGAGTAGGGTAATTGCTAGAATCAAATCTAGACAAAACTTTACTTAGATCATAAACTTGAGATGGACTTAAAGAACCTTGACCAGAAACTACGATTGACTTTTGATTTCTGTAAGAGATTACAACACCAAAAACTTCTGTTCCAGGTCTTCCAAATGAGGGAAGTATAGAAACTCTATCTCCAATTACAAAGGAATGGTCATCGTAAAAATTAATGGCATATGAATTATTTGACGAATCGAGTAATTCGACTGATTTCGTTGTATATGTTGTTGATACGTTAAAAAACCAGTTGTTGAATTTATATTCTTCTAAATTGCCACCAAGTGTTTTTATTTTAATCGGATCACCTGCAGAAAAAGAGATATTGTGATTCTGAAGTTCAATATCAGATAATACACCGGTTACTCTAAACTTTACAACTTCTTGAGAATCATCATACCCATATGCATATGCATTTGATTTTATTTCAGTTCCACTTGGAATTTCTTGAGTAATTCCTGTACAGTTTAAAAATTGAGTGAGAGTTTTGTCTGTATATGTTATTATAATCTGAGACCCATTTTCTAAATCTACAATCAACTCTCCAGATTGGGGGAATCCAACTGTAGAATCTACATCGAGTGAAGTAAAATTAGGAGTAAATTCACCAACACTGAGATCAGTATCTCTAATATCAGTTATCAATAAAGTTTTTGGATGAATTGAAAATTCACCAAAAATTGTTCCATCAACATCAATATCTCTTTGATATCCAATATCTAAACTAAGAACATAATAATCTTTCTCTGCCCTTTGGATTCTTTCTACCTGAGTTACAGTCCCTCTTGCTTTGGGTAGAAAAGAATTTTCATCCTGATAAACAGTTCTGTTAACTAATTGATTTATATCTCCATCTATCGATTCTACAACCAAATCCTTAGTTACTCTATATTGAGCATTAGATGGTTGAATCAAATAATCTTGTGGCCTTATGACGGTGATATCTTCTCCATATAAAGCCCTGAATAAAATCTCAAAAGATCCTTCAGTTCCTTTTGACGAATAAAAATCTACTGCCTGCTTAATAAAGAGACCATCATTTAATCCAGTAAAAAGTGTTCTGTCTTCAAATCCAGGAATTACTTGCGTCTTTAGTTTGGTAAAAAACTTTTGTAAGAAAAGAATACTAAGATTTTTTACCGTTGATAGTGAATTGTGCTCTTCTACAGAAGAATTTGAGAATACAAGTTCATCAGGATTTGATGGATTATCTAATGATGTTATTCCACTAAAACCTCTAATACATCCAGTAAAAGAAGTTGCAGTTTTTCCGGTATATGTTATGATCTCTGAATCAATTAAAAGAAGACCGTAAGAATCTGGAAATCCAGCAGTAGAGACTACGTTAATGCTAGTATCAAAAAAAGATACGTTAGATGTGAGAGTAGTAGAATCGATTAAATTTGATAACGTATCTACTTTTACATACTGATCTAAATTAGATGCTAAATCATATACTGATCCTTGACTTTCTAGTGAAAGATAGTATTGTTTCAAAAATTCAGAAACTAAAGGAAATTCATCCCTTACAAACTCTGGAAGTTGATTGTCTACAACTGAACTGATTTTGATTCTTGTTTCTGCCATTTTGTTATATTCTTACGAGGTCTCCGTTGGAATAACTTGAAGTTACCGTATATGTTGATCCAGAGATATCAGAACCTGAAGATATTTCATCTGATACCATATTTAACACACTGGAAGATGGGTCTAATTGTAGATATAAATCTTGTAATCCAATTACATCATTAGATCTTGGTGATACTGAAATTTGAATTATAGATTCTCCCCCAATATTTTTCGAAGTGGAGGTAATGTTGACGGGATTTAATATAATTTCTCCCCTTTCATAATCAATCCTACCAACATTATTTCTTACAACGGTGGGAGTGTTTGAAGATGTTATGGTAAAGAAGAATATGGATCCAGTTCTTCCATCAGAATTTGGAATATCCGACATATACACTGTCCCATTTACCGAACTTATAGTAAACCCTGAGGACTTAATGTTATATCCACTCATCTTTCCAATATGGAAAGCATTTCCATAACATACTTCATAATCAGCAAATTGGTTGAGTGCAGGCTTCATGTCTCTTCTCATAACAATCTTTGTTATGTTTGATGTAATTGCACTATTACTATCATCAATCAACTTTAAGAACTTACTATACTTGAATCTTGCACCATACTTATTCAGTTCCGATGAATTGGCATATTGGTTAATATTGGTTGATACAATTGTTTGCAAGTAATCTGCACTTGGTGCTGCATTTGTATTATAATAAACAGAAGAGTCGAACTCCACATAGAGATACTTTAAATCTAAAATTTCGGGAACAATTCCAGCAACACTATACTTTCTCAAACTGTTACGAATATTTTCTTTTACCTGACTCGAAACGAATGTTCCATTTATTGGTTTAATTGAAATATAAACCTTTCCAAATCTTGGTGGATTTAAATCTTCACCACCAAAGACAGAAACTGATTCTGTTTCTGGATAGATCGTTGGAATAATAGTTTCATAATCTGTTGCTGTTACTGCTCTATTCTGCGAAGAATATATTCTTGGAGCATACTTCTTAATAGAATCAACAGATTCTATATTTTGACCACCTCTGGATTGAGTATTAGTTGTTAAAAGTGAAATTCCAGTAGTAACAACACGATTATTGTTATCAACTATCCTGCCGTTAAATGTGAACGATGAAACTCCATTTGCATCTTCACCTGTAGTAGTAACATAAGATACTTCGATATAGTTTTGATCATCAAGTTTAACCCCAAATACTCCATCACCAAAGATAAGTTCATATCTCTGATCTTCAATTTCTTGATTAAAGAAAACTCTAGAATTTGAATCTACATCAAGTAAACTAGTAGATAAAGAGAACTTACGAGTTACACTACTTGATTGAGTGTTTCTTACTAAAACTGAGATTGATTGTGTATCAATATCAGAGTTATCTAAAATATATCTTTGATTCGGATCGTTAGCATTAACTGTAAAGGTTTTTACTAAGAAAGTTCCCTCATAAACAGAAATATTCTCAAATAATGCAATTCCATTTATTACAGGCCTTGTGACATCCTCAGGAACTGTAAAAGTATAACTCTGATTACCAAAGGTACTACTAGACGTACATACCGTACCCTTTTTAAGGGTAAGAGTTAAAGGTCTTGTTGTAAACCCTGTGGTATCTACAAAGAAAGATATATTTGCTCTTGCTGATGTTTTTGAGCGAGGAACATAACCAATATTTCTTGCAAGAGAAACTACATTTTCTCTTAAAGTGGCACTATCAATAAACACCTCATTACTAATCATATTAGCATTATATGATGTAATGTAAGTGTTGTATGCTAGAACATCTATTAGTGTTGATAGAGTCGATCCTTCAAAATCATAATCAGTAAAATTTGAATTCGATCTTAGGTAATCCTTAATCGAAGTCTTTATTTGATCGAAGTCTAAGTTAGTGAAGTTTACTAGTGCCATTATCGTGTTGGCTGTAATGCAAATGATAATTCTTGAGGTAATACATCAATTCCAACAATATAATAATTAATTGTTACATTAAATTCATTATTATCATAATTTGGAAAAACATCAACGGATATCAAGTCAACTCTCGGTTCGTAATTATTGATGGTATTAGTGATTTCATCCTTAATAACAGATGCAGAAATCTCATCCATATTTTCAAATAGTGTTTGAGACACCCTAGAACCAAGATTTTGATTGAAAAATCTTTCTCCAGGAAGTGTAAAGATGAGATTTCTGATCGAACGAGCAATAGCGGTCTCATTCTTGATCGAAATTATATCATTATTCAGGGGATTTGCCTGAAATGACATACTAATATCTTTGAAACCTCTACTTAGCCGTTCTACAGGCATAAAAATATTATGAATCTATCTTATTTATTCGGGTTTTTTCGATTCATAAAGTGGTTCTGTACCATACTCCCAGTCATCATAGTCTTCATCGTTGCGAATTTTTTCATGAATTTCATTTTGATGAAAGAAATCGTGCTTTTTGGGAGTGAGATCGTCATTATTGATCTCTCTAAGCATCTTTTTATCTTGAATTTTTTTAAAAATACCATAATCTGATGTTAAATTGGTAGTTCCCCAAAGTTCATACATGTAATTGGGGTCACGATCTGATGGTTTTCCCATTTTTGCTCTCCTGATTTGTTAAATCGGAACTTTTTACGGGGTTTCTATCCCGTTAGTGTATATAAAAACCTCTTCTTAGATAGTCTTCATCCTCAATAAACCTAAAATTTTCAATGTTTTCTACTTTTTCATCTTTCCAGACAGGAATTGCAATTATATTTCCATATCTAAAGTCAGGATTCCTTCTAAAATGAACTTCTATAAGTCGATTTCCGATAAATTCGCAGTTTATCCATTCATACTTTCCTTTTAAACTATTTAATACTGAAGGAAAAGGTACTTCTACATCAATTTTAGTCCATTTTTTCCACCTATAGATAGGATCTTCTTCGTCTCTCTCACCTAATACTACTAGTTCTGACTTTTTGTTATGATAATCTACACTATAATGATCTCCATAGAACATCTCACACCAAAATTCTGATGGATGAAAGTTGTCAGTGCTCTTATAAATCCACTCCTTACAAGAAGATCGTCCCATACCAAGTAAATTAATACTTGGTCGGACGATATAATACCCTGAATATGGAACAGGCACCCCTGTAGGTCCACAGAGATGCCCCAAACGACGATTTAAAAAGAGTTTGTTATAGACCCATAGATCTTCTGGATGTATTGAATTCCATTCTTCTTGTGGATCTATATTGTACATTTACTTACCTTGTCCCCGATACTTTTTCTTACGACCATTACGAGAGGTTGCTGAGAGAAGGGTCCGGGGTGAACGTCCTTGACGTGTCTTCTTCGGTGCTCCTTTTTCGAAAATAGTTTTATTCAGTGCCATTAGATTTCCTCCAGTTCGAGTTGTTCGATATCAAAGTCCTCGTCAGTATAATACTTAGAGGAGAGTTCGTCAAGAACCTCAGTACATTCTTCATGACTGAGGTTCTGATATATCTTACGTCCTTTGTATAAGATATTAAATGTCATTAAATCACACGAGTTTTTTCATGTCCTACGCGAATACGAGGATCACACCAGATATCAAATCCTGCCTCTTTTGCATCGAGGCAGAATGATACGTCTTCACCGCACATATCTTGAACAGCTCCAGACTCAAATACTTGCATCTTCGGAGCAAACCAAGGATACTCAAGATTTTCAAATACACCTTTCTTGATCAGGACCCAACCAAAACCAGTGTAGTCAACAGTAAAAGGCTTACGACGTTTTGAGATACCTTCTACATTCTCATGATTCATGACTCCACCATTCTTACGGAAGTCATCTTCTTCTAACCAGTGAGCAACAGAGGTTGTGTGACCATCTTCAGTTGCATACCAACCAGCAACGATCTCTTTCTCCTCACCGTCTTCATTCAGTGCCATATCACACAGTTGCCAGAACTTTTCAGTGTTGAATACAATATCACTATCAATCCACAGTTGATAGTCATAATTCAGTTTACCATCCCAAGGAACCTGTTTTGGACCACGCAATACATTTGCTCCAAGAACTTTACAACGAGCAAAGTTAACCATCGAAGAGTAATCTTGAGAGATTTGAATACTCATCTGGTTTTGTACAAGATCAAAGCATAGTTGAACAAATGCCTTCAGAAAGATAAATGAGCAACCACGACCAGGAAGACAAAAGACAATCGATTTGCCTTTCATTCGTTCCTTAATTGCTTCATAGTCCCATTCTGCTTCTTTTGGTTTTGGTGCATTAGCCTTCAAAGTAAATCCTTTTGCCATGAGTGAAAAACAACCTTCAGATCAATTTTAACAGTCTATATATGCTCTTGTCAATAGGAACTATCTAAAGAGATTTTCCGGTTCACCATAAGTTCCTCATAAGATAAATCATCAACATCATAATCTGTATGTATAATGTCTACCATATTCTTTAAGGTCCTCCAAGTAATTTCAAACTCATCTTCTTTGATCGAATGAAATAAACAACGATTCTTTGCATAGATGTGATAAATCTTTTCCATTACTCTACTCTCCCATAATGGTCCTCTAAACGAATTATATCATCCTCATTACATAAACCAATTTGAGTTTCAATAATCGTGATTCCATTCTTGCCTGCTTTGAGACGATGAACATCTTCCTTACCTATAAACACACTATCACCAACCTCTACAGTTCTCACAATATCTTCATGAGTAAGTTCTCCATCACCCTCAACAACTATCCAATACTCTTCCCTATGGAAATGATATTGGAGAGATATTGATTGATTTGGTGAGATAATAATTCTCTTTACCTTATAATCAATTTCTTCTAATAAGTTTTCAAATAACCCCCATGGGCGAACCTCTGTAGTCATAAAAATTTTTCCGGGAATTTTTTACCTCACTGCATTATATATCAACACAAACAAAAAACCGACAGTACCTCCGAAGATCGTAAAGCACTGTCGTGGATATCGTATTAACCAACCCGCAAAGACAACCTTCCAGAAGTTCCAATAGGGACTATTTCTTCTTCCTCTTATTCGCACCATTTTTCTTTGCTTGACTTTTATAAGATTTACACCTTTTATCTGGAGTAGACTTTCCGTTTTTATGAATCCATCTGAACACGTTTTAATACTCCGGGAATTTTTTGTTTTTATGATATATCGAGGTCGAATTGTCACCTCTGTAGGTTACAGGGACCCATCGATTTTTATACGGACCCCGTTACGCCCGCAGGGCACATAACCGCAACGCCACAATAACTGCCGAAAACGATAACGAATAAGACTGCAAATAAGGTGCCCTACGAATAACTGTAGAGCACCTCAGTTAGTATCAGAACTCGATCACATCTGCAGTGGGTTGAGCAACAGCAACGTCACTCTGATTGTCTTCGATAAGAGTATCGAGGATCTGCAGAATCTCGTTGCCGTTGTTACCTTGTGCCAGCAGAGAAAGCATCACGGACTTGGACATAATAACGAAAGAAAAGTGTTGTGAACTGTGTGTGTTGTGTGAGTGTCTTTATCGGTCAGATATTTCCAACCCTTATAGAGGCGCATCTCATTCCTCTTGAGTGTTACTTAGGCAGGAACAGAGGTGTTCATCTGTGCCTTATATTCGTTCCACTTGTTGATTGCTTGCTCCAGGTCTTGGACATCAGCAAACAGAGAAAAGTTCTCCTTAAGATCTAACTGACCAGTGATACCCAAGTAGTTAACGAACCCCAGAATCTGCATCGATTGCTCATACTCATAAGCATCAAAGATACGGGAGAGTTCTTCACTACGAAAATCAGAACATACGATCAGGTCGAACACATAGTAGAAAGGACGACGGATAGCGTAAGGGATGAAGTTCAGCATCAGAGTGTTAGTAAGTGTGTGGGTCTTAAGTGTCAATCAGAAGTCAAACACATCGCTATTGATCTGGATGACATTTACAGCAGGGTCACTATACTTAACCCCATCACCAGTTGTAGCATTTGAACCCAGGCAATCACAGAAGGTTTCGTAATCACCACAGTCCATTGCTAGGTGATACAAACCCTCGTCATTGTTGATCCAGAGAGCAACATTCCAGGTCTCATAATTCTCCCAACCGTTATACTAAGTGGAGAGGACATTGTGTTGGTAAGTGGTAGTCATTTGAGGAAAAGTGTGGTTGAAAAGTGTAACTCAGGAGAGGACGAATACACAGTCAGGGTGATGATCTTCGCACCAATAAGTGGCAGGATAACCACTCTCAGAACAGTGCGAATTCATACGATCAACCTCATTCTGTGCTTGAGATTCAGTCAGGTGAGAGTAATGAACTCGGGTCTGATTCTGAAACTTGGAGTATACTGCGAATGTCATTTGTGGAAGAAAAGTGTTGATGAGTGAGAAACGGTTAGGGTATCAGGCACCCAGGATTTGACGTGCTTTGGTATCAACAGCAAGGGCACGGCAGATATCATCGTGGAAGAAATCTACGGTGACATTTCCCTCAATGTAGTCCCAAAGTGTGGCACGAACATTATCTTGCTCTGCGAAACTGATGAGAGTGTATGCGAACCAGTAGAGTTCCTTGATGTAGTTTTTGGTGGTCATTTCTTGAGAATTTGGTATGCTTGGTGGAGCGGTGTGCCCCTCATACTACTAGGACACTTTAGAGGGCCCACTATTTGTTACTCATGCTAGTCTATGTCAATCAAACCCGCTTCAATCTTCTCCTGGATTTTATACACAAACTCAATTCCATGTGTCCCACATAAGCGTTCATAATGCCCCAACACATTTCCTATGTGGGACACACAGTTTTGTGGTATTCTCATTCTTTCTGTGTGTCCCATATGAGGATACTTGTTCGAAAATGGCATAATCTATGTGTCCCACATAAGTCAAGTCAGTATACCTCATGTGTCCCACATAAGTCAAGTCAGTATACCTCATGTGGGACACATAGAATTCATGAGTCACCACCTATCAGGCAAGCTGAGCGATTCTACATATGCCTCGCACTTCTCAGCTGGTTCGAGATCAAGTACTCTATCCCACTGAATCTGTAGCGGGTCCATATCATCGAATACTTCAAGCTCTAGAGTGACCCTATAACGCTGCTTCTGTGCCTTCTGATACGCAACCGACATAAGTGTGCTCCGTGACTGTATGTGAGTATTGTAGAATAGTCTAGGGTGAATGTCAAGGTCTTGGGGGTATTTATGGGGGGGTTGGTGGAGTTTTATGGGGTATGTGTGGGATTTCTGATAGTGGGGGGTTGACAGATTGGGGGAGGTGTGCTAAGCTGACGCAGGCAAAGATCACAAGGTCTCAGAGCATTAAAAGGGTATAAGTTACGGGGTCTCAGAGCATTAAAAGGGTATAAGTTACGGGGTCTCAGAGCATTAAAAGGGTATAAGTTACGGGGTCTCAGAGCATTAAAAGGGTATAAGTATCAGACTTAGAGACAATTAAAAGGGTATAAAGGGTCTTTAAGTGATACGAATTCGTATTATTATCACCCTTTAATATCAATCATTATCAGCAAATCAAAACACTTAGCTATAATTAAAAAAGGCTTTTTTGATTGTTTTAATACATTTTTTACCACAAATCTACCAAATAAGCATAAAAAAGACCTCTAATGTGAGGTCTCTATGTGTATTCAATCAAGTGCTAATCTGTACCGAGCATAATCCTCTGCATCCTTACGTTTGCGGAATCGTGCTAACTCTCCTTCAAATCTTAAGGGAAGAAATCTAAACTTCTTTCCTTCCTTGGTGATAACAGTTCGAGAGAATAGATGCAATGAGTAACTACCTTCTTCTGTTCTTTCTGCTTCCTTTTGTATAATGAAAGGAGGAAGTTGTTGGTCAGTGAATGATGCTTTGGAGAGTAACATTTGATTCTTAGTTGTTAATCAATTCAGCAGGACTTCCACAAGAGAGATAGAATTGTATCATCCTTTGTGCTTCATCAAGTGTAGGAAAGTTTTGCGTTCTCCACTGTTGTTGATAAGGAGTAAAGTAGCAAATGGTGAACATCAGTTAAGAGGAAGGATTTGAGTGAGTTTGTAACCAGCAAGATTGCCAAAGTTCTGGTGAATTGCTTTATACTCTGACCTTGCAATAATCGTCTTAATGTGATGAGTATTGCAGTGTTGGAAGATATACTTTTTCATGAGTGATTTCAGTGGTTTGGTCTTATACTACTTTGTATCAAACGAGAACAATATTGTCGCGTCCTTCCTTAATGCGAATCGAACCATTGTGCTCGTAGATTGTATAATCTACACCATACACAGTTTCGTTAATTACTTGCCAAGAATCTTGGTTGATCTTAACAATCACATAACCATAAACATCCTCATGAGAGAGTACATCTTGACCAGTGCGATAGGCATACTCAAGAGTAGGAACTACAGCACGATCAACACCAAACTCACCCATAGAGTTGGTGGAGAGAATGAAGAGAGTGTAGAAGGATCGCATCTTTTTGGAATCGTTGGAAGTGCTCATACTACTAGGACACTTTAGAGGGCCCACTATTTGTTAGTGAGTGCTCAGTTAGAGTAAAGAATGTCGATCATTCGCTGATGAAACTTATCAGCATCAGTCACACATTCATAAGACAAAGTAGGATCTTCGATGTCATATTGTCTGAGTTCAAGTGCATGAATCACATCACCCATAAGTTCAGTCAGAGCGAATACTTTATCTGCATCAGTCATCAGAACTTCTCCATCCATTGTGCAATCTTAGTCAGTGCAGTTTCTTCATCATTGCACTTACACTTACGGAACTTCGTAGTGTTTAATCCTTTGGAGATTAACTCTAGTTTGCCATCAGTTAGACAAAAGATTCCATAGCGTGAGTTATGAAAAATACCGTTAATCCATGTCTCTTGAGTATCAGCACTCACCTTGAAAAAAGTGGAAGAATGACCACCAAGAGTGCTAGTTTCAGTGAAAAGGTAAGGGAACATAATTGTTGTCAGTTAAGAGTGAAAGATTGAGAAACTAGAATCTCATCATAACCATTCTCTTCGTTATAAAAATACTTCTCATAATTCCAAGTTTTATCATCATCTTGCTGTGCATAAGAGTGAAGATAACCTTGAGAATCTTCTTTGCAATAACAATCACATTCGGGTTGATAGTAATAACCAGAAGCAATAAGTGCGTCAGTGAATGTCATTTGAGTTTCAGTGAGTAAATGTTACTTAAGAGAAAAAAGAGTTTCAGTTAAACAGAAGGTGAATCTTGTTGCGAATAGCATAAACATCTTCTGGATTGAACAGATCATCATCAAGTGCATTTCCGATGAAGTTGTAGATCAAATCCCACTGATCTTCAGTGAACAGTTCGCGGTAGATTTGCTTGGAAAGTTCTTGGTTGTTCATGTCAGTCTTGCTCATACTACTAGGACACTTTAGAGGGCCCACTATTTGTTTCAGAACTCAATGTTCCAGTCATTGTCTGATGTAAGATTGACCCAAAAGTGATTCCTACCGTTAGCAGAAGTGAGAAACACTTTGTTCCCGTGATGTTGCTCTACAATACATTCCTCATTGCGATTCATAAGATTACAGAAACGATTGGTAGCTTTCTTACTCTTGGGTGTTACAAATGCGATCATTGTTTCAGTTACTCATCAGTGCAAATGCCTCATTCTGAGTGATGCTATCTTGTGGCAGTTGGACATTGCGAGCACAGGCAATCGCATCAGCAAAGACATCGAACTTACCGAAGTTCTTTTGATTGCCAACCCAGCAACCTTTGTACTCATAGATCATTGCTTCGACAGAGAATACATCGTTTTTGAAGTTACGATCTACACTGTGCTTGATGTAAACTTTCCCGTCATTTCGGGTGTAAGTATCGAAAGTCGAAGACTTGAAAGTACGGGAGAAGTCAGTTACAAACTCAGCAGTGAGATCGGTATTCTGAGCGAAGAGATTTGCGTAGTGAACAGTCATTTAGTGGTTTTTCGTTTGGTCTTATACTACTAGGACACTTTAGAGGGCCCAGTATTTGTCAGTTAAAACCTCCGAGCATCAGAAACTCAGAGACAATCAGTTTCTTTGCGATACGCTTACCGTTGATTTGGTAAGTATAACGGAACTGACCTTTTACAGTCTTGGAGAGTTTGCAAGTGAGGACAATTTCACCATCTCGTTGACCTTGGAGATCATACTTTGCGAAGTAGTGGTTACAAACTCCAGTGGCATTGTAATCAACAATACTGTTCAGTTGAGTATAATGATCCTTGGCAAGATTCTCAGTGAGAATGATCGAATCGTAGAGGTCGTTGATGTTCATACTACTAGGACACTTTAGAGGGCCCACTATTCATTACCAACCTCAACCCATTCTCCATCAACACACACAACATCTGGTCCTTCGATGTCACAAAACTCCAAAAGAAAGTGGTCTAGTGTAACACCTACTTGTTGTGCTTCGGTATAAAACTGTTGGTATTGTTCGCCGTTCAGAATGAAGAAATTAGTCTCAATCATTGGAAGAAATAATGTCTGCTACAGTGTGAAGTGTGTTGGAAGTTGTTACTCTTACTGTGGGTGAGAGTATAAATGCCACAACAAAGATCAACAGAATTGTTTTCACTTTAGATGGGGACTTGAATGTTAATCTCCGTGCCATTCAATCTAACCTCCACCGTACACATATTCGATTATACCTGCTTCCTCAACTCCTACGGATTCGATAACAGTGAACCGTGCAAACTCATCGAAGTCCCGAGCATGATACTCGCTGAACTCTTTAATAAACAACTCGCGGCACTGTTCTTTAGATTCAGCAGCGATAACTGCCATGCCAGAAGTCCAATCAGCGAGGACATTGTTGAGTATAAACAGTTTCATGGTTTTAGTTAAGTTTCAGTCGAAGCGAGAGGATACATCAGGACCAGGATTCTCAAGGTGTGCAACACTATCTGCAACACCTTCAGCAGTTAATGCAAACTGTACTTTTTGACCGTTGTAGTAAATGTCAAAGGCAGATTGCACATAAGGTGCCAGATTGCCTTGCGAATCCCATGCGTTGCGTATATGAGAAGTCTCGATAATTTCGTAGACTTTAGAGGTGAGAGGTGAAGTGTAGGTCATCATACTACTAGGACACTTTACAGGGCCCACTATTGTTATGCTTGATCAGTTGATGTTACACTTTCCAGCAGATCATTTAATACTTCTTCATCGTACAATTCTTCAATCTCAGAGAGAAGTTCTGCCTCAGTGTATTTGTTATACTCCGCAACTAGAGATTCGATGGCAAATGTGACAAGATCATCCATGTCCATACCATCAATAACCATCTCTGCATAAGATTCAGTCAGAGCACAAAGTTGTTCGTTAGTAAGTGTCATTTTGCTTGTAGGATTAGGAAGGGAAATCATTTCAGAACGTGGCGATAATCAAGGGATTTGATACACCAACCTGTTGCACAGGTGATCTCTTCTACGAGGTCATCTTCATCATCTGCCTCCCAGATAGAACCAACATACTCTTGGTTGAGTTTTTCTTCAGTGCAGATTTGATCACTTTCGGACCAATCATCTTCACAGTCGAGAGAACAATCAAACTCGATGTAAGTAACTTGGAATTGCATAATCAGTCAACAACAGAGTAACAGGCAACCCAGGAAGGAATCCCAGAGAGTGATAGCGAACCATTGCGAGCATCGCAATAATCTTGTGCGTCATCTTCAGAGTAGAAAGGTCCAATGTACTCTGGAGAATCGAGTGCCTCAGACCAGAATCGGACGGTGTAAGTGTTGCTCATACTACTAGGACACTTTACAGGGCCCACTATCATTCAACAATGGTTTTTTGCAGGCAGCGATACCCTCTCAAGCAAATCTCAGATGAGACGCAATGAGAACCCAGTCCAGCACTAGAGCAAAAACCGAAAAAACTTGCAATTCTACTGCAAAGGAGCATCAGGTCATCCACGACAGAGAGTACAAACAAAAACAAAGAGAAAATCAAAAGGGTTCTTGATACTCTTTGATGTCGCTGTCATAATACTTTCGAAAAATTGAGTCGATTGTATCGTACCAAATACTATTCCCTGAAGGATACCCACATTCTCGTGCTTGATTCAGAAACTTAAGAATACAACTTTCCTCATTAGGAGTGAAATTAACGCGATTGAAAGTGTAACCGTCAGTCATTTGATTAACCATAAGTTGCAAGATAGTCTTCAAGAGTATATTCTTCGTCTGTACCAGTTTCTGATACCAACTCGTCAAAAGACAAAGTTTTAATCATCTCCAGGTATTCTTCGGGAGTTGGGTCTTCATCAGGGTCAAAATCATCATGGCACAGATACTCATACTCTTGATAAAGTGCCTCAATAAGTTGTTCTCTTGTTGGTGTCATTAAGAATAAACAGGGATTGATGTGATTTCTTTCCACTCTCGGGGGAAGATTTCGTTGGCAATTTTGTCGTTCAGTTTGACACAGTTGATAGGTTTGATGTTACTTTTGCGTTGAAACTTCTCAACAGTTCCATCCTTAAACTCAACGCGAATGTTGTAAAGCATAATCAGAAGTGTGCTTCAGAGTAGTCAAGAACTTCGCTGTACTTAGCGATACCATCATAGCAACGTTTTGCCATTTCAGAATCACCTTCAGCGACATAACCTTTCAGAAACTCGAAGCAGTATTTGATACGCTGCTCAGGAGTAATTTTAGCGAGTTGTTGTTGCTTACGCTCGTAAGCCGCATTGTATGCAAACATTTCACGATCTTCGAGGGAGATGTTGTGAAACTTGCGTTCGGTAGTGTTGTTCATACTACTAGGACACTTTAGAGGGCCCAGTATTTGTTAGGCAAAGAACTTTTGGTATATCCAACCAATCAGAACTAGAGCAGCAATAGGTACAACAATCCACCAGTATTCTACCAGCAACCAGATACCAACTGCAATGGCACCTAGGATAAGATAACCACTAACATCACCATCGGAAGTGAATGAAGAACCACCAGAGCTTACTTGACGTAAATTGCGAATGTAGATAGGGTTATACAGATGCTCAATTTCCTGTTTTGCGACATAAGATGCACCTGCTTCTACAGTAACAGTATATGCAGAGCCTGTAGGAGTTGTTTTAATCTCTGCTTTCCAAGTTGCCATTACCAAGTACCTCTTTGGATGTGAATGTTGCGGATTTGAGTGTAAATAAACTGCTTCAATTTATTGTCGTCAGTGTTATCAAAAGCATAATAAAGACGGTTCAAATACTTATCTTGTGTGGAACCTATGTTACCATCACCACCGATGTCGTTGAGTGATGAACCTGCCTTTCTTCGTGGTTGTGAAATGTTACCTGAAGTTCTGAACTTTGGTTTTATTTTTGATAGATTGGAGGTTGCAAAATCAAGTGTCATTGTGCTAAATAATACAGGTAACTTTGGTTAAAATGAGACACAAACACCACATCATTCCCAAGCACAGAGGTGGAACAAATGACCCATCAAATCTGGTTGAGATTAGTTTAACTCAACACGCTATGTTTCATTATTGTGAATGGAAACTGCACGGAAAGAGAGCAGATTATGTTGCTTGGAAACGATTAGTTGGTAACTTAAAAGATGAGGAACTTGTGCATCAAAAACTGATTATGGGAGGTGAAACATCTGGAAAGAGATGTAAGGAACTTGGAATAGGCATCTTTGCTTTGAGTAAAGAAGAAAAAAGTAAAATAGGTAAAAAATATGGAAAACTGGGTGGAAAGAAAGGTGGAGTAAGTAGGAGTGAAAAGAAAATAAATGCTTGCAGAAAAAATATAAAAAAAGCTATTGAAGTTTTTATGGAAAATGATACACCAGAAAAAGCAAGAGAAAGAGGAATAAAGGGCAACAAATCTCAAAGAGAAAAGTTTGAGAGTGAAGGTAGAACAATCGCGGAACAAAAGTGGATTGTAACTACACCAAATGGAGAAACTTTAGAAGTATCAAATCTTAAGAAGTTTTGTAGAGAAAATAACTTACTACCAAACAAAATGTGTGAAGTTGGGAAGGGAAAGTGGAAACAACATAGAGGTTATACTTGCAAGAGGTTAGAGTAAGTCATAATCAAACCTCACCACGCATTTTAAGAAGTTCTTTGCGAAGTTCGCCAGATTCATAGGCAAGAAGACCTGTGATTTCAATTACTTCATACCATCCTTCATTTTGGTGATACTCAATCAGGGAAACTATAGCATCAATTTGTTTAGTTGTTAAAGTCATCGTGCAACAATGTCCAGGGTTTCCAACAGCATCATCGAAAGTTCCATCTGGTTCTCATCATCAACCACAGGAATGTTTGTCTCTACAAACTCACTAATCAGTTGGGCAAAGAGTTCAGTTGTGCGTTCATCTGCGAATAGAGCAGTGGCAAGTTCATTCTTGAACCCATCACGCAAAAGTTTGAGGGACTTTGTGACAGTCATTTCTTTGATTTGTTCATCGTAGGTCATTTCAGTGTCGTAGGTCATTTGTATTGTTCCAATACATCAATAACATGTTGAATACAATCTTTGGGGATGTGAATGGTTTGGTATCCAGGACCATTACCATCTTCTATACTCACAGTGCCATACTCATCTGCCGTGAAGTCAAAACTCCACCCATCTTCATCACTTTCAATTTTGATGTGTTTGGTGATAGTGTAGGTCATTCATCCTCCTCATAAGGGAACATTTCATCATACTCTTCATCGGTCAGAGTAAGATACTGAACATCAGCATTTTTGTGCTCTTCAGCATACATTAACTGATAATGTGCGAAGTTTGATGGACTGGTACTAGCATACTCTAGCAGTCCATCAACAAAACAAAGGTAGTTCATTGGAGTGCTCATACTACTAGGACACTTTAGAGGGCCCAGTTACAATCAACGACGGTAAAGCCATCCGCCGCTCCAATCCGCATTTTCCAGAGCCCACTCCCTCTCTTTAATGATTAGGAGATTGCACCTTTCACCCTTTGCAGGAGATTTCCAGGAAGCAGATTTTAGAACTGAACCAGTTTGCTTATCAACAAAGAAAGCAGCACTACGATGTCCACCACCATCAACAAAGATGACTTTGTGATACTTTTTACCAGTTTCTACCTGATAATCAATGTCACACTTGCCAGACTTGAGTTCATCAATCTTCTGCTGATGATACCCAGGAGTTGCATCAAATCGCTCAACAGAACGCTGATGCCCGCGAATAGCATACTGACGATAGTTGTCTTTCAGTGCTTCAATCAGCAGCAGAGTATTCTTGAGAACATTCTCTGCGATAGTTTGTTGTGCTTGTGCTTGCATTGTGGTTGTGCTCATACTACTAGGACACTTTACAGGGCCCACTACTCAACCCCAGGTCTTTGGAGTTACAAAGTTATGATGAGAGAATACTTCACGATCAACAACCTTGTAAGACCCAAACTTGTTATGAATGACAAAACCCTCGTGAAAGGAATCTTCACCATTGATAGAACACTCAATGTCATCCAGTTCGTGAATGAAAAGGAACAAATCTTCCTTGATAGACTTCACCAACTTCCACAAACGCAGCAGGTTGATGTCACAATCACATTTTTCTGCAATTTCATCTTCATTCACGACCTTTTGCTCACGGATGCAAGCATTGATCTCTTTTTTGATTTCTGATGCTTTGCGATCAGACACAAACTCACATAGAGTGCTCATCTGCTTGGCAAACTTACACACATCCTCCAAATCCTCACGATAAGGATTCAGTTCTACAGAAGGTTGCACAAACAGAACAGTCTTAGTGCTCACAAACTTACTGGTGATAGGGTGTGCTACCATTTCGGGTAGTTTATCACCAGTGTAGTAAGTGTGAGGGCAAATGACAATCTCCTGGCGAACAATCTCAGGGAACTTGTAGGTGATCAGTTGC